GGATCCATCAACGACTTGGTATGCGTGTTCTCAAGGTCAAACACCTCAAGCTGCTTGGATTTTGGATTGTACCAGAAGGGATTCGTGATGGGTTCTGGAGTAACAGCCATGGCAGGTGCCGCTTCAACTGGCGAGTATTTCTTCAAAACCTCTGGGACTTCTCTTGGTATCCCAGTCTCTATAGTCTCATCCATATGTTGAATGAGCTCTTTGTACTCTTTATCGGGTACGAATCTTGGTAGTTTCAAGCCGAGGTCTTCAGCGTACTGAAGTGTTGGAGCGAGCTCATAATTAGTATCGCGAAGTCCTGCGTTATAAAACTCATCAACGATATGCCAGTCATTATTGATGACAAAATCCTGCGTGTAAGGGTCGTACTTCTCGATGGGGCGTGCGTTGCCCTTGCCTTTGATCTGAGCGATGTTGTAAACTGGCTCAGTGCTGATAGGTTTTCCTATAGAGCGACCCCAGTCGGTGAGGTCCTCATTGATATCGTTCATACCTTTCTTGGCGATGTAAGCTGAGAAGCTTTGTTTCTCTTCCTCTGTTGCGTCTTTAATCCATCGCTTGTAGAGCATAGTCTTGTCAGGTATCGCCTCAATCGTTGCGTGTGATCTACCTTTAGGATCGCGCAAGCTGAAGATCCTAGTTTCACCATCAAGGACGTGCTGACAATAACCGCCTACGCAGTGCCCCATGGAGTCACCCTCAAGCTTCAGAGCTTTTGCTAGGTCGTCTTTCCATTCTCTGGGAGCTGCCCACAAATTCAAGGCTCTTCTAGCTTCAGCTTCAGGTTTCCTCAGGGTTTCCTGCTGAAACTTTAGAAAATCAGCGATAGCTTCTGGATTTCCTTCTGCCATGCGTTCAGGTGACACGTCAGGTATCTTGAGCTCAACCCACTTGTACCCGTCAGGATATTCTTTCATCACTGTAGTCACTGGGCTCTTTTCCAAGACTTTGATCAGCGAATCAAAAGAGCGCTCGGCTTGATTAACTCGCCACTCGTTGATTTTGGATACGTGGTTGACTACGTCAGACATTGACATACGCTCAAGCTTCGCAGGATCTATCTGCAACACCTTCGGTAGGTTGTCGCCCAGCGTAGTAGCGTTGCGCAGCTCATCAATGATATGATCGAAGCCGAGTATCTTGTTAGGATTGAAGCTGGTTCCGAAAGAATGTACGACGTCTTCTGGAGACAAGTCCTTTAGAAATGGCTCATCAGCGTTCTGTATCCTAACGTCCTTGGCTTTGCGAGATTGAATCTGCGCGTCTGTTAACGCTTCCCAGTCAGCAGCGAGTTGGGATCCGGCTGAGCCTTCTGATGGATACCCTTGTTTCGTCCTATGTTGCTGAGCCCTCAGTCTCATAGAGTTACCGACATCGGGTTCGATGTGTAGCTTGCCCTTCTCGGCCAACTTGCGCACTGGATCATCCGGCGTGCCCATCTCGTTCTTGATGTATTTGTTCAGCTTGGTGTCGATCCAATTACTGATCGCTACATCACCCCTGTTGCTGATACCCAGCTCGTACGCGTCCTTCGGGTCTATACCTGCATTGGGCTTTATACTCTCTAGGTGACTCTCAACATTTAACCAGTTACCCCCGCCGCCTTTTGGCTTCACGACGTTGAGCGGCTTGACAGATTCAGGGATGAACTTGGATAGAGGGCTTTGCGCTCCATGATAGATCGCTTCGTTCAGTCCGGCTCCCAGAGCCTTGCCGGTCATCTTCGCCCCCTTCAGGGTAGGACCGACTAGAGGGGTAGTTTCTAGGGCTACGCCCGTAGGCAACCCGTACTTGGCTCCCTGCTTCACTCGTGCGGTGTTGGGGTCAAGAACAGAGCCGCTCACATCTTCAGGGAGCGTGCCTAGCAATCCTGCTCCGAAGCCGTAGACTTCAGGATGTTGCTGACGCAAGTACGAGCCCTCACCTGTGCGCTTGAGCATAGGCGTGTTACGCAGGTCACCCGCTGCCGGTTTCCCGTACAGCATGTCCAGAAGCTTGGCTTCTTTGGTTTGAGGTTTTCCGCGTGTTGCCATGGGGCGTAATTATAACGCGCTCGGCTCTGGTTCGTACGTGGCTTCAAAGATCTTGGGTTTCACTGGGTAGTGCTCACCGCTGACCCCTGTGACGACCCAGTCTCCTGGGCATACGCGATGGCCTCCCTCCAGAGTGAGGATCCATCCGTGAGTCACGACTGGAAGGTCACACACAGGACACGTGCGGTTGCCGTTCCCCTTCGGATGTCTGTAGTGGTCAACGCACTTCAGGTCGCCAAACTTACGCCACTGCATGGCGTCTACTATTACTGGTATCTTACGGAACTTCATTCGAATATCCTTTATGCTGCGTAGGGGTGATACTTCTTCTTCCAATATGAGGGCTCGTCCTCTAGGTCGTCGCGGTAGACGCCCAGCGTAGACTTCAGGTAGCCCATCTGGTTCAGGTAGTGCAGAGCCTGACTGATCGTGTCGACGTAGTCGTCGTGCTCGTCGTTCGGGAACATGGTGATCTCCTCCATCATGTCATCAGTCCATGTGCTCGGCTGTCCTGGGTATTTCTGGGACTCAGGCAGATAGATGAATCCGTCCTTGATGAGCGGAGCTACTACGTTGGCTCGCTGTATCTTGTCTGCTCGTCCTGGGTTGAACGGAGTTACGGGTATGCCCTCACTCTGCAGCTCCTGACGTAGGCTGATACCTGAACCCTTGTCCTCGATGAGGATTGAGTTTGCATGCTGCTCATGCTCGCCGTAGCTCGCCATCCACATTTCCCTCGCCTTCTCACGCAGCTCAGGATAGTTCAAGCGATCAGCCCAGCAGTCCAACAGCAGCGCACCGTAACACTTCGTTTCGCTGTCAAAGAACACACCCCACACAGTACACGCAGTCCGGTCATTCGCAGAGTCCTTCGTGAACGCAGTGTCGAGCGATATCAGCACGTGCTGGAACTTCGGTGTGCCGTCTGCTACGTCCATCAACCTGAACCACGACTTCTTCCAGATTCCTGCCTCAGACAAGTCCAGCAGTTCTCCGTGGATCTCCTGCCGTCCCTGCTCGGTTCCCTCTAGCTGCAGGATCTGCGTCTTGAAGTTACCGGACAGATTGCGCAAGTTCTCGTACGTAGATGCGCGTGACACGATAACACCTTCGCCCTCGCGCCGGATGAGGTCACGCAGAAGCGGGATGGGCTTTGGCGTGGTGGTGATGATGGTCTTGGTCTGCTTACCTAGACGGACGCCCATCTGTGAGAGGTCCCAAGCTGCCTGTGGTTTCTCCATGGCCGCCAGCTCGTCATACCATGCGTAGTGGAACTGAGGACCGCGATAGCGCTCAGGTTCTGACCCAGGTATACCCTTGATCAGCGAGTCGTTGAAGAGGATCAACTCATGCAGCGATTTGTTGTACTGCTTGATCGCCCATCGCGGTAGAGTGTTCAGGAGCCCTGAGTCGCCTTCGAAGCAGGTATCCCTGATGTCGCTCGATGTTGGTGCAGTCACAAGAGCTCGTGTGCCAGGATTGGCCAGCGCCAGCCAGCCGAGCTCGTTTGATGCGCACTTGGTCTTGCCTGCTCCTCGTCCGGCGATCAGCATCCAGATGTCCCATGGCTTGTTGGTCGGTGCAAGCTGATACAGATGCGCTGACTCCAACCACTTCATCCGCCAGTCCAGCAGAGACTGTCCCTCGGGGTAGAGCTCAACCACCCTGCCGAGCAACTCCTGCGGTGTCTGCTTCTTGCTCATTGAAGAGGCGACTCCTCGTACTTCTCTCGTCCGTCTAGGGCGATATGGGTGACGATGTTCTCCTCATCAGCCTGAGCTCCGCACCAGCACCTCCGTGTGAAGTCATGCGGACGGTAGTCGCCAACAGGCATGACATGGATGTCGGTCTTGGTCGGGCTCAGCCACAGGCTCCATCCCTGCATCACTTGACTCGCTGCAGCGACTTCTTCTCTTGGATGCGTTCCGACAAGAGCTGCTCGATGCGTTGCATCAAGTCGGTCTGCTCCTTCATCTGCTCCTCCTTCAGACGGTCATCCTTGACGTCGATGGTCTGGGGCATCTTGCGATGCACGTAGTCGAGCAGGGCTCGGGCTGCGCTGATGCGGTCGTTCGTACGAGCATTACCGGAGCGATACGTCTTAGCGAGGAACTCAATCGGGGTCTCGCCCGTCCTCTGGATCCACGCCAGCGTATCCTTGATGTCCTCGCCTACGGGAGGAGGAGCAATGTGCAGCTTCTCCGACTCGTTGCGGTATTCATCCCTCGCCAGTATCATCATGTTGCAATACTGGGTATAGTATGACTGGCGAGTCATGAAGTTCTCATACGGCTCAGCCGAGCCAGGAGCAGGAGCAGGAGGCACATCCTCCATCCAGACCTGTACTTCAGCCTCGGTCATCTGAGAGATCTCCTTCTGGAAGCGAGGATGATCATGCGGGTAGCGGATATCGGTTACGTCCATGTTATACTCCTAGTCAAGCACTGGCCATTAGTTTAACCTGTGAACGGAGCTTCCCGTCCTTCCATCCAATCTTGTCGCACTCCGTGCATGCCCCTGACGATACGTAGCGGTAGGCGTAGTGGCCATTGCGGCAGGGCAGCCCTGTCGTGTAGGTCTTGTCGCCTCGCTCAACTGCTTCGGCTTGCAGCCTCGCGTTCTCAGCCCGACGATGAGCGCCACGCGTAGGGTCTGCTTCTTTCAGCTGCTGCTTCAAGTCGCGCACCACCTCTTTCGCAGCGTCAAGTGCCGCCTTCCTCTCTGCTTCCGTGTTTTGAGCCTTGGCTAACTGGTTAGCAAGGTCCTCCAAAGTCCTCTCAAGACGTGCTCGTTCCGCCACTGCGGCGTACTTTGCTCGCTTCATAGCGCTCTCTCGTGCTACCTGCGCATCATACGCTGGGTCATCACCGAATGCAGGATGATCGTGCTCTATCATACTTAAATACTCCCTATGAGCTATTATAACTCAAAGCAGTCAAAAAACTTTTAAGTGGTTTTAAGTAATATAAGAAAGAGCTTAGATTAGAGAAGCGAAAAGGTTTTTCGTCTAAGAACCTTCTTAAACTACTTAAAACTTCTTAAAACGTCCTAAACCACTCTCTCTATTGATTATTTATTCTCTTTAAGTAGTTTAAGTAATATTCTAAAGGAAGTGAGAAGAAAAAGTAGAAAGATTAAAAAAGTTAATGCTAAAGTTTTAACTTTTATCTGGTCAAATCACCACCAACCCCACCAAAACCTTCCAAAACACTAAAAATATAAGCGCCACCAGAAAAATACTTAAACCACTTAAAACACTTAAAACCACGCTCTCCGCTGCCTCCAAAGACGACAAAAAAGCCCCAGCATGCAGACTGAGGCTAAAGTTTAAAGACCCGCCAACCAAGGTAGGCAACTGCAAGAAGCACCCTTAGTCAGCAGTCTACCGGACATTGAACGGCTGCTGCATCAGCCTGTCCTAGTTCTTACATGCGCTCCCTTGCCCGCATCATTGCATCCGCTGTTGAATAGGCACTAGCAGCCAGCGCGGATTCTCTAATGTCCATTGGACAATTAGGACTAGCCAACATGGCTTGCATCGCCTTCGCCGCAAAATAATCGCGCAGCGTCATCCCGTCTTTGTACTGATCTGGAAATGCAGCTTCCATATGCTCGGTGTTCATAGTACTAGCCCTCGCTGATGACGGTCATACATTTCCTCCCACACTTGGAAGAAGTCACACACTGTGTAGTCAGTCAACGTCTCCTCGTCCTCCAAGCCGAACGGCACTACCTGAGCCCAGCCCACTTTTTCGCCGTCTTTGTAAATGATCAGTTCAGCGATCTCGACTGCCTCAATCGCGTCAATGATCTTTTTGTACTTGTCACAATGCGTTTCCGCTGGCTCATCGCCACCGTCCCAGACCGTGATATCGCCCCCTGTGGCAAGGACGTGCTTGACTAGATGCTTGTACGCTTTCATGATTACGCCCAATCTATGATTTGTTTAGAGGACAACAGCTGACCGCTGTTGGCGATATGCCACTCGATTTGCTCAAGGGAGGGATTCTTCAGCATGTACGATTGAACATCTTTTGAACAAAAGCGATTGCCCTCCATCCATTGAACAAGGGCTGTGTGATTGCCGCTGTCGATGCTAGCAATCGTGCGGACCGCAGTGCCGACGTCATCACCCGTGACGACAAGCTGGCCGACGTATAGAGATTTTGAGCTTAAGAAACGACGCATGATAGGTTCTCCTTGATTATAAATACTCGGCATCGCGAGCGATCATTACAGCGTGCAGGACGCGGGTCTTGATATTTTCAACTG